GCACATGTTGCCCCTTTTCTTTTTCTGCTGTATAAAACTAATATCCCTGACAGGCGCATCCCGTGCCTGACCTAGCCACGACAGGAGATGACAATGGCTACTACTACGTTTAACGGCCCCGTCCGTTCAGAGAACGGTTTTCAAATGGTTTCTAAAAATGCCACTACTGGCACTATCACCGTAACTAGCGGCGATAAGATGTCTGTAGAGGCTGTAGGCAGCGCAGGTATTGAAGGCACCGCCGCTGTGTACGTCACGCAAGTAACTCGCTTGAAGAGTGACGTAACAACTAACGTAAACATCGTGAAAACCACGATTATGATCGATTTGACTGGCTTGAAAGACGGCGGCACCGCTGGCGACATAATTGGTAAGGATGGCTCTGGTGTTGCGTACATCGGGCAGGTCACAACTGCTAACCAAGGCGTTGTTTTTGGTGTAACCATGACTTGTGTTGAAACACCTGCTGGCGGTAGCACAGACATTGATCTGTACTCAGCAACTGAAGGCACTGGGGTGAACGACACTGCAATTGGTGACCTGACCGAAACGCAAATCATCAACGCTGGCGCTGCTTCTGCTGGAACAATGGTTGCTGGTGGCGACATCGCTGCTGACCAATTCTTGTATCTCGTGAGCCAAGGCACGGGTGACGCGACTTATACTGCTGGACGTTTCCTTATCGAAATCACTGGCTTCGACGTAGCTTCCTAGATAGGAGAAAATCATGGCTGATGCAGTAACAAGCCAAACCATCCATGATGGCGAGCGTAAAGCAGTGTTGAAGTTCACCAACGCCAGCGATGGCACAGGTGAGTCCGCAGTCAAAAAGGTAGATGTTTCAGCCTTGAGCGCCAATTCTGCTGGTTTGTCATGCAGTCGCGTGACAATCAATCGAATCTGGTGGCAGTGTACTGGAATGTCCGTAAAGATTGAGTTCGATGCAACCAGCAATGTGCTGGCTATCGGACTCAGTGAGGACAGCAACGGATATCACGACTATAGTGATTTCAGCGGCATTCCAAACAATGCTGGCTCTGGGATCACGGGCGATCTTGACTTCACCACTGTGGGTCACACCAATGGCGATACCTACATGATTGTTCTGGAAATGATTAAGTCTTACGCATAATGGCTGACATAAGCGACGTAAAGAGAACCAAATCGGGCAGGCTCGTCTATCGTGGCGAGTCTTTTGCTGGCTATAACAAGCAAAAAAGAACGCCCGGTGAGAACAAGAAGTTTGCGGTTCTAGCCAAAAAGGGCGATCAGGTAAAGATTGTGCGCTACGGTGATCCGAATATGGAGATCAAGCGCGACAGCCCAGAGCGTCGGCGCAACTTTCGTGCTCGACACAACTGCGATGCGGTTCAGAAGAAGAAGGACGTATTCGCAGCTTCCTATTGGTCTTGCAAAAATTGGTGATATAGATGGCTGAATCCAACGATCTACAGGCTGCGCTAGACGAGTACGGAAGCTCGGCTTCGCCATACTCAGCTCTGGATCAGTATTTGATGCAGCAGTCCGTGTACGACAGAGGGCCAAGGGCAGCGCCCGTAGCGCCTACCATGCAAACCCTAGAAGCCATCATGCCCGACACTGAAGATCTGCTGGCAAGCCAGTATGAGCGGATTATGGAAGAGCAAAGGGCGGCAAACGAAGCCGCTGAAACTGCTCGTCAAACCGAGATAGATAGCCTGCGAGACTTGTTGCGCGAGGAGCTGTCATCGTCAGAAGACGCTGCCTTGGCACAACGCTCCGACATAACAAAGGCGCTTGAAGGCCGCATTGATGAGCTGAGAAGCGGCATAGATGAAGAGACGGTGAGCCTGCGCCAAGCTGGTTTAGATGAAAGAGCTGCGCTGGCGCAACAGATAGCAGAAGGCGACAGGTTGGTGCGTCAGGCGCAAGAGGCGTCAGTCGGATCTCTGCAAGAGCGAATCGGTTCCTTGTCTGGTGATCTGTCTGATATCAACGCCGCAATCGATGCGAACTACAGTGCTCTCAATCAAGCTCAGCAGAATGCCGCAGATTCCACCCAAGCAGAGATTACAGGGCTGAATAATCAGCTCGAAAGCCTGTATACAGATGTGGAGTCTGGAAATGCAGCTCAATCCGAAACGATACGGAACGAAACCGCAAGCCTTATAGCGGGGTTAGAACAACAAATCGGCGGTTTAGCCGATAATCTCGGCGCTTTGCCCATAGAGACAATTCAGTCACAGCTTGCCTCTGTGAACGACCAAACAGCTCAGTTTCAACAAGCGGTGGATTCGGCTACAGGACAAAGAGCGGAGCTGGCTTCGCGCATTGACGCTTTACAAGCCGCTGGACTGACGCAGGACGATTTAGCCGCAGCGGTCAACCCGATATCCCAGCAAAGACAAGAGGCAATCTCTGCTGCTGTGAACCCAATTCAAGCGCAAATAGAGGCGCTGCGCGGTGAAATACCTCAACAGGTAGACACAGAGGCACTGCGTCAGCAGATTACCGATGACATCATGGCTCAGATGGCAAGCCAACAGCCACCTGCAACCACAACGCCGCCAGTGACGGTAGGCTCCGCAGAAGGCCAGCAAGGTGTAAGCGTTGAGCCAGAAATGAGTGCCTACGACTTTGGCCCATCTGCATCTGAAGCTGGTGGGTTCAACCCTTATGGCGGTGGCTCAGCAGCCGCTATGAACGTGTCGGACGGGCGAGCAGACGCAATGGGATTGTTTGATGATCCAAGGGATTATACTCAGTATGATCCCGGCGATTACGTTAGAAGCACAGTCATTAAGCAAAATCCAATGGCGCAGAATCAAATGACTGGGCGAGTTGGTGAATTTATTCCAGATATGCGCGACATAATGCAAGTCGGGCGTTCAATTCAAGTAGGCCAGTGAGGTATATGTAATGGCTAGTGATGTACCAAAGAACGTAGCCAACCCTTCTCTTTACAAGAAGGCGAGATCTATGGCGAAAGCTAAATACGACGTTTGGCCTTCTGCGTATTCGAGCGGATATATGGTGAAAAAATACAAAGAGATGGGCGGCAAATACAAAGGCGCTACTGGCGGCGAGGTGACTCTCGATCCGAAGAAAAGCGATCTTGATAAAGACGGTAAGCTTAGTGGTTACGAGCGCAAGCGTGGCACCGCGATAGCCAAGAGCATGGCAAAGAACATGAACATTGGCGGAACTGTAATGGTTCAAGGCCGTGGTTGTGGTGCTATCATGCCAAGCAAGCAAAAGAAGACGAGAGTACCTCGTGGCTAAGCCTAGAGGTGGTCTGAAAAAGTGGTTTGGTAAAGGCAAAGGTGGCAACTGGGTTGACATCTCAGCGCCCAAAAAAGGCGGCGGCTTTGAAAAGTGTGGTCGCAAGAGTGCCAGCGATTCTGATCGCGGATACCCTAAGTGCGTACCCGCAGATAAAGCCGCAAGCATGAGCAAGAAGCAGATCGCTTCAGCGGTTAGTCGCAAGCGGTCAAAGAAACAGGGTGTTGGTGGCAAGCCTACCAATGTCAAAACTTTCGCTAAAGACGGAGGCGAGATCATGAGAATGAAAAGCAAGATGGGTACGAAAGGCGGCGCAATGGGCGGCAAGAAAAAGATGATGATGCCCGGCGGTATGAAGAAGGGCGGGTCAGCCATGAAAGCCAAGGGTATGGCTAAAGGCGGTGCTATGAAGACTAAAGGCTACGCCAAAGGCGGTGTCATGAAGTCAAAGGGTATGGCTAAAGGCGGTGTCATGAAGTCAAAGGGTATGGCTAAAGGTGGAGCAGCTAACGGCGGCATGAGAAAGCCTTCTAGCAAGAACAGTGGTCTATATGGCCGCAGGTAATGGCCTATCTTCAAAGCAATATTCCACACTTTAAGGCGTGGGTTAGAAGAGAATACACAGTCAATCATGAGCGATACCACGGCGAGTTTTTACACGCTATGGTTATCGCTGTGACCACAATGCCGACAAGGTGCTTGAGTTTTCAGGTCATATTTACGGGCGCTGAGACTTACGACGATGACGAAGAGCCAAACGTGCATGGTGGAGCTATGTGGGCGCGGATGCCGATTACGGCGCTGGTTGCCGACACGCCCTTTGATGAGTGGCCTGAACCGATGCCTGTTTGGGCGGCGCAGCCTTGGGACTGTTCTTCTCATAACCACTCTGTTTATGTCTTAGACCGCGCAACACCATGTCCTTGGCTTGCCAAGATTGATGGCGAGTTCTACCCCGCGAAGTATTATTTCACCGTTGATTACACCGAGAATGAGATAGCGGATGATCCAGCGCAGCACAAGCAGAGCCATGTCATGGAGCTTTTAGATGCTGGCAAATGGACTGGAAACATTGTGGCTTTGCCGAATAACCGTGTAAGGGTGACACACCCAGCGTGGTTTGAAACTGGCGAAGGCGCACCAGACTTCAAGCCAAGCCAGCATATCCACTACTCAAAAAGTGATTTAGACTATACGCTTGACGTGAATCAAGTTTTTGACAACCTCTACGCAGGTAAAAAAGATGGCGGTAAGCGGAAGTAAAGATTTTGAACTGGACGTAGCCGACTACGTTGAAGAGGCATTTGAGCGTTGTGGCTTAGAGCTTCGCACGGGCTACGACCTCAAGACGGCCAATCGATCTTTGAACCTGATGCTTGCGGAGTGGGCTAACCGTGGTCTGAACCAGTGGACGATCAACCAGAAGGTGTTGTCGATGGTCAAAGACACGACCTCTTACACGATTGACGCAACTACACCGACTGCAACGATTGACGTGCTAGACGTATTTATTCGTGAGACCTTGGGCGGCGTATCAACAGATGTGCCGCTCTCCCGCATGTCGCGCTCCGAGTATGCCAACCTGTCCACCAAGACAAGCACTGGCAAGCCTAATCAATACCTAATCGACAAGCAGATCAGCCCAACCATCACGGTTTGGCCAGCGCCAGATCAAAGCTCAAAGTACGACTTGTACCTAAACGTGCTAAGCCGCATGGATGACGCTGATGCTGGGGCAAACACCTTGCAGATACCGTTTCGGTTTTATCCCTGCTTAGCCGCTGGGCTTGCGTACTATTTGGCACTCAAGCGAGCGCCAGAAAAGGTTGGCATGTTGAAACAACTTTACGAGGAAGAGTTTCAGCGAGCACTGAGCCAAGACGAAGACCGAGCTTCCTTTAGAGTGGCTCCCGATCTTCGTGGGTACAACATCGCGTAATGGCTTTTGCATCCAACAAACGCGCTTACGGCATTTGCGATATCACAGGCTTTCGCTATCGCCTGCGTGACATGAAGATGACTTGGGACGGCTTGCTGGTAGGCCCAGACCAGTGGTCTCCAAAGCACCCACAGCTTATGCCACGACCAACACCGATTGATCCGCAGGCGTTGCAGATTACTCGGCCAGATCAAGCTGCCAACGGGAACGACAACAATTTTTTTACCGTCTACACTAATGTTGGAAATGGTAAATTGGGCACAACTTTGCAAACTTTTGGAATAACCTGTAGTGTTGGCACCGTGGAGGTAACAACGTCATGAGCTTCACATTGGCAACGCTAAAATCGACTGTGCAAGATTACTTGCAGGTCAATGAGACTACGTTCAACAACAACCTGAACACGTTTATTAAGGAAGCTGAGAGCCGAATATTTAAGTTGGTTCAGCTACCAGAGCAACGAAAGAACGTGCAGGGTACGTTGACAGCAAGCAACCGCTTTTTGGCAACACCAAGCGATTTCTTTGCGCCGTTCTCATTGGCGGTTATTGATAGCAACAACAAGTACCACTATCTGGATTTCAAGCATCCGTCATTCATTAAGGAATATAGCCCTACCACGACAACGACTGGCAGGCCCAAATATTACTCATTGTTTGATGAGACAGCCTTTGAGCTGTCGCCTGTACCAGATTCTGGTTATACCGCAGAGTTGCACTACCTGTTTAAGCCAGCGTCTTTGACGGTTGGCGCGGACTCAGGTACGACAATCCTGTCTACGGATCACCCTGATCCCTTGCTTTACGGCACCTTGGTAGAGGCTGCTGTGTTCTTAAAAGAAGCTCCTGACGTGATAGCCAACTTCGAGGCTCGGTTCAAGGAAGGCGTCTCTCGGATGAAGAATCTGAGCGAAGGCCGTGGAACCAGAGACGAGTATCGATATGACTTATTGCGTACAGGGGTAACCTAATTGGAACCAATCGAAGAACTTGAAGGCAAGAAAATAGCAATTATCGGTCTGGGAGCCTCTCAGATCGATTATGTAATCGGAAAAGAAAACAGCGTTGAATGGGACGAGGTTTGGTTGATTAACTCAGCCTTGTCGGTTTTTGACTGTGATCGCGTGTTTATGCTCGATCCTGCCAGCCGCTTCCTTGACACCGAAGATGCAGGCAATCAAACCGAGGTGATGCGTAAGCTTTTGCCCACGTTTGACAAACCGATTTATAGCTGCGAACTAGACGAGCGCGTACCTGCGCTGGTTGAGTACCCGCTTGAAGAGGTTATCAAAGACCAACGCTGCGCTTACATGAACACCACGGTAGCTTATGCCTTGGCCTTTGCTGCGTGGAACAAAGTGGGCGAAGTCGATCTGTTTGGCATGGACTTCAGCTACAAAAACAACTTGCACTTCGCAGAGGCAGGTAGAGCCTGCCTTGAGTTCTGGATATGCAAGATGATTGCCATTGGCATCAAGGTTGGCGTAAGCCCAAGGTCTTCGTTGTTAGATCAGAACGTCGATATGCAAGACAGACTGTATGGCTACCATCGCCTGCCTAACCCGAAAATAGCAATGCCAAACCCAGAGGGTGAGTGGGTAGTCTGCAACCGATCAGAGCTGGCGCAGATGGTTAAAAAACACAAATTAGAGACGGTGGAGCTGCCGTCCTCGCCAGAACCGTATAAGGGGTAGTCATGTCACAGGGTGTTTTTCAGATGGGTCAGGTGATGGTTTCGACAACCGATAACCGTGGCCATGATGTAGAATTTTGGGCAAAAGAGACAACAAAGAAGATTTTAGGTATATCGGAAGAGGCTGAGCCGCACATTCGTTTGCAAGCAGAGGCTTTCCGCAATCAAGTTTATACTCTAATATTGATGGGGATGAAGAACGCTATAGCTTCTGACCGAGTTACGATTCGTGGTTTACTTGCGTCTCAGGGGCATGAAGACATGGCAAAAATAATCAAGGAGCTATGAAATGGCTATCACTTCGGCGATCCCTACCTCTTTCAAACAAGAGCTGTTGGTTGGCACGCACAACTTCACGGCAACGAGCGGAAACACGTTCAAGTTGGCCCTGTACACGTCTAGCGCCACGCTCGGTGCTGCAACAACAGCCTTCACAACCACAGGTCAAGCGTCGGGCACCAACTACACTTCGGGCGGCGCAAACCTGACCTCGGTGACGCCAACGACGAGTGGCACTACGGCGGTTTGCGATTTTTCCGACCTCACTTTCGGCACTGCTACCATCACGGCGCGGGGCGCACTGATTTTTAATAGTAGCGCCTCAAACAAAGCGTGCGCGGTCATAGACTTCGGTGGTGACAAAACCAGCACGGCTGGTGACTTCACTGTTGTATTTCCTAGCCCTACGGCTACCGGCGCGATCATTCGGCTGGCGTAATGGCTCATGCCGCTACAAACACTAGAGTTTCAACCGGGCATCGACAAGGAGGGCACCGACTACTCGGCTAAAGGCGGATGGGTAGACGGTAACCTCGTTAGATTCAGAAAGGGTCGTGTCGAAAAAGTAGGCGGCTGGCAAAAGCTCGGCACTAATTTCTATCTCGGCACGGGCCGTGCCCTTCATTCTTGGATCAGCCTTGGCGGTGTGCGCTACCTCGGCGTTGGTTCAACCTTCAAGTATTACATCGAAGAAGGTAACACTTACTACGATATCACCCCGATCAGAGCAACCACCTCCGCTGGTGATGTCACGTTTGCCGCAACTAACGGCTCGTCAACCATTACGATTACCGATACTTCTCACGGCGCGGTGACCAACGATTTCGTGACGTTCAGCGGAGCTGTCAGCCTTGGCGGTAACGTGACGGCAGATGTTTTGAATCAGGAATACCAGATATCATTGGTTACGGGTGTTAACACCTACGAGATAACCGCCAAAGATACGTCTGGCGCGACAGTCACAGCTAACGCATCGGACAGCGGCAACGGCGGTTCAAGCGTAGTAGGCACTTACCAGATCAATGTAGGGCTAGACACTTTCGTAAAATCGTCTGGCTGGGGCGTAGGCACTTGGGGTTCTGGTGGGTTTGGTTCTGCATCTTCAATCAGTGCGGTAAACCAACTCAGACTGTGGACGCACGACAACTACGGCGAGAACCTGATCATCAACCCTCGCGGCGCAGGCATTTATCGCTGGGTTGAAAACAACGGTACAAGCGTCAGAGCGTTGGAGCTTTCTGGTATCAGTGGCGCAAACCTTGTGCCTACCGTTGCGCTTCAGGTCATCACCTCAGAGACAGATAGGCATCTGGTGGTATTGGGTGCAGATCCGATATCAGGCAGCAGCAGGACTGGGGTCATTGACCCGATGTTAGTCGCTTTCTCAGATCAAGAGAACGAGCTGGACTTTGAGCCAACAGCGACCAACACGGCTGGTTCTTTGCGCCTATCTTCTGGCTCTTTCATTGTTGGCGGTATCAAGTCTCGGCAAGAGATCTTGATCTTCACTGACACCAGCCTCTACAGCATGAATTTTATCGGGCCACCGCTGACGTTTGCGATCAACCTGATCAACGAAGGGTCTGGCCTGCTATCGCCAAAATCTGCGGTAAACGCGCCAAACGGCGTGTTTTATGTCAGTAAAACTGGCTTCTATTTCTACAGCGGATCGGTGAAGCGCCTGCCCTGCACGGTTCAGGAATACGTCTTTGAAGACCTAGATTTGAGCCAAGCCTTCAAGTGTCATATGGGCGTTAATACCGAGTTTAGCGAGATATGGTTTTTCTATCCAAGCATCGAGGACGGCACTGGCGAAATCAGTCGATACGTTATTTACAACTACGAAGAAAACCATTGGTCTGTAGGCAATTTGGTGCGCTACGCATGGCTCGATGCAGGCATTGAGGATCTGCCGTTTGCGACTGCGACCACCAGCTCTCAGCAGTGTGTTTTTGAGCACGAAACTGGTTTTGATGATTACGAGGATGCGATGACTGGCGTTTTCATTGAAAGCGCCGATTTAGATATTGGCTCTGGCGACTCGTTCACCTTTGTTAAGCAGATCATCCCCGACATGAAGTTCGTCACTGAGACGGGTATAAGCGTCAATCCTGCAATGAACATTGTGCTGAAGGGTAGAGACTACCCCGGTCAAAGCCTGACAACCGACTCCACTACGCAGGTCACGCCAACCAGCACGTTTGGCAATGTGCGTACAAGGGCACGGCAAGTTGCTTTTCGGTTTGAGAGTGATGATGACAACGCGGCTGCTGACCAGAAGGGCTACAAGTGGCGGCTTGGCTCGACTCGTATTGAAATCCAGCCCAGCGGTAGGCGCGGATGAGCAAGCTGCTTGAGACAAGGTTGCCGTTTTCTCAAGGCGATTCTGTCAGTTCTGACACCTTTAACCGACTGATTCGCATCTTAGAATTGAACCTTGGCTCGGTTGATTTCACGATATCCCCGCACTTCAACGCGACTGAAATCAGTCAGCTTCAGTTTGCAACAGGTAGTATAATCTTCAATACTACTAACCAAATACACCAAGCGTTTGACGGCACTGCTTTTCGAGATCTGTATAGCCATCAAACTTATCCAACGGGACTAGCGATCACCGCTGGCGTTGGGGCTGTCACTGTGAGTACACCGTAATGGATGCAATGCTACAGAGTCGAATTCAAAACCTGATTGGCGGCGATATGCCAATGGGTGTTGAGCAATATGCGGAGGGCGGTGATGTAGACGCACCTGACGCAACCACCACCGAAATGCAGATGATGCAGATGCAGGCAGAGCAGGGCGTGATGGAAGGTGCAGAGGAAGACCCAAACGCATCGCTTGAGGAATACATCAACGCGCTCATGATGGAGCGTGATGCCACGCAAGACCCCTCAGAACGTGCTCAGATTGAGCACATGG